AGGACCCGTCAGGGCGCGCTGGTCGTCTGCAGTTCGTTCGACCTGTAGATCTCATATCTGGCGGTCAGTTCGCGCGCCCATGATGGCCACTTTGCAGCGATGAAATCGCCCAGCTCCACGGCTTCTTCGGGTGTGAAGCAGACCAGATCACCCTTTGCTATCGGCGTCAGGGGCGGTGGCGACGGCAATGGCCGTGGCGGGCCAAGGTCCAGCGCGGGCGGACGCTCAGCAGTGGCGGTGACGCTCACGCCCTCACAGGCCGCCACAAGCAATACCAGGATGCAGATCACGGCGGCTTTCATTCCGCCACTTCCTGTCCAAGCGCTTGCGTAAGGAACTCTGCTGCGGCGCGCGCTGCGGCGACACCGCCACCCTCGGTTCTTTTTCGCACGACCCGCGCGCGAGCCTTGGCGGTCTGTTCACTTTGCGCCCTGTCGGTCTCAGCCGCCTTGGTGAGCATGGCCTGCAGATCGCGGGTCAACTGCGCACGCTTCGCAAGATCATCGCGCAGGCTGTCTGCCCTTGCCGCCTCAACCGCCCGCGCCGCGTCAAGCGCGCCACTGCGGGCGCGCTCGTTCAGCAGCAGCTTCCCGGTGATGGTCAGACCAGCCACCAGACAGGCGGCGACGATGATCAGCCCCCGCGTCACGCCATTCCCTCAATGCCGATCCGGCACAGCGCCTGTTCTTCCGTGCGGCGGCGGATAAGCCCCCTGATGACGCGCCCACCGGCCTTGTTCCACCATCCGATTGCATCGCAGCCCCCGGCAATGTCACCCGCGTTGAGGCGGCGAACAGCGGTACTTTTGCCTATAGCCGCGACGCCAGCGTTGTAGGCGAGGCTCACATAGGCGACCTCCCGTTCAATTGTCAGTCGCTGCGCAAGCGTCTCTGGCGTGAAGTGCTGGTGCAGGCGGGTCTGATACGACTGCACCTCACGCGCCAGAATCGCCTCACATTCCCCCAAGGTATAGACGTCACCGGGTCTCACGCCCTTGGTCTCACCAAAGCAAACGGTCCAGACACCCACGATATCCTGATACGCCTCAAGGCGGATGCCTTCCCAGCGACCGATAAACTTGACCGCTAAGGTATCAAAACGATCAACGGCTGCCTGACCGGGCGGAGGATCGACCAGTTCCACGACTTGTTCAGCGACATCGCCTTCCGCCACTTGCTGTTGATCGCAGCCAGACAACAGGGCGGCGACGCCCAGGATGATGATGCCGACGGCAACCGTGCGAGACCACTTACCCCATCCGCTGCTCTGATCAAGCAGGCGACCTACGGCCCCATAGATCAAGAGAATGAGCGCAATGATCCACCAAGTGCGTGGGTTAGTATCGGTCTCGAAAACCACCCAGATGAAATCCGGCATTGCGAGGCACAGCATACTTCCATAAAGCGCCCACATCGAATGCCCCGTAAGGGCAATGCGCTTCCAGTCATTAATCAGCTTCATGATGCTTCTCCTTTCATCGGCCACTTGGGCCAGACATAGATCTATTGCTCAATTCACGTTGGATCGCGTCCAGAGCGCCTTTCAGTTCTGCGTGATCTCGAACGTGTGTTTCACGTAAGTCAGCCAGTGACGTCACAACCTCAAGTCGATGCGAATTACTGGCTGTTTGTAGCTGTGTGATTTTGAGCTCATGCGCGTTTGCAAGCTCGCGCCGCTCTCTCAGAACGCCCTCGTTGACTTTTGCCATTGTCTCTAACACCGAGAAACGCCGTTCCGACCGCCAGTAGAACGCAAGCAGGCCCAAAATTGATGTAATAGCCAGTGTCGGAAATATATCATCCAGCAGTCCTATCAGTGTCATCAAAGGTTCCTCATTCGTGCCGCCCAATGTGGGCTGACAGGGGTCTTCAGGTGGGTTCGGATTCGTCATCGATGCGGATCTTGCCAAACGCCTGAACCGCTGACAGCGCTGTCCCGTGGTTTGTCCATATCGCGACCTGATAATATTCGCCGTCCGTCAGGCTTGATGATTTGGCCGTCGTCATGTTGACGCGGTAGTGTCCGGTCGGCTGATCCTGCACCTCAATCCCGTCGCCGATCTCCAGCGCCACCAGCGCCGCACCGCCGCGCGTTGCCGACACGATCACGTCCATAGTCGTTGCGCCGTCCGTGATGGCCGCGCCGTCATGGTCTTTCGCGAATACGTCGAAAGCGATGACCGCCCCGCGCGAGAATGTGAGCGTTCTAAAGTCCGTCGCCATATCTTTACCTCAGTTTCCGCTCAGATTGCCCGTGATGGTCGAAACGCCAGCGCCAGTGATCGCGCAGAATGCAGGCGAGCCTGTGAATGTCTTTCTGATTTCGGTATCACCGATCAGCGTGTAGCGAACGGCCTCGGCCACGATATCCGCCGCGCTGATTTCCGCCCCTGTCAGACCGATTGTCAGCCCGCCCAAAGACGCCGCCCCAGCGACAGAGACAGAGCTGCCACTGACTGACAGGCTCAGGCCGTTCAGTGATGCTGCACTGTCAGATGACAGGTTCGCGGCAGAAATTGCCACAGACACGCCAGTCACCGCCGCCACGCCATGGCCTGACACTCCGCCGCCGGACAGCGCAAGCGTCAGCCCTTCAAGGTCCACCGATCCTGCGGCCTCTGACGTGACATAGCCGCCAGATAGACCCAAAGCCAGGCCGTCGAGAGCCGCCACGCCAGCGCCAGCGATATCCGCGCCGCCTATGGTCAGTCCAAGGCCGTCAACGCCTGACGCATAACCGACGGTAATGGACGCGCCAGCAGTAGGGACTGTCAGCCCGTCAAGTGCAGCCTCAGAGGCCATAGCGACCGATGCGCCAGCGGCGGGAAGACTAGCGCCACCGAGAGCCGAAGCATGCCCGCTTGTGACACCAGCGCCGGAGACGCCAACTTCAGCGCCGTCAACTTCAGTCTCAGTTCCAGAAACTGGCGTTGGGAACCGGACGATGACAACACCGGAACCACCGCTGCCCTGAGCGAAGGAAGTGAATGGGCCATATGACCCTGCACCGCCACCACCCAGCCCGTCAGTCCCATTGCCGCCCGATACGCCAGAAGCGGACCCATTGCCGCCACCGCCCAACCCACCAAGATAACCACTGCCACATCTTGCGCCGCCGCCAGCGCGATAGACGGCAGTTCCTGTGATCGTGTTGGCAATGCCGTCGCCGCCGCTTGCCGTTGGATCTGTCGCACCATCACCACCAGCCGCAGAGGCTCCACCGCCGCCACCGGGAACGCCGCCTGACTGGTTACCGCCGCGAAAACCTTGCCCCGATGTTCCTGTGGGATTGGCCGCAGCGCCAAACGCACCCTCGCCACCACCAGAACCACCAGCAAGAGCGTAGTTGGCATTCCGTCCACCGCCGCCACCGCCGCCAACCGCAGTAAGTCCGAACGCGGTTGTGTCGCCACCACTTACCCCCGCCGCGTCACTGTTAGACGTTGGAGACACGTCAACCCCGCCAGCGCCGACAGTGATGGTCTTTTCACCGGTTGTGACTGTCGTTGTGCCGGGCGTGGTCGTGTTGGGCAGATGACCGCCAGCGCCGCCGCCGCCTGAATAAGTGGAGAAAGCAGCACTACCACCAGAACCGCCACCAGCGACCAGCAGATACTCAATGTCACCGCCTTCATCAAAGGTAATGGAACCAGAGCTGAAGAACTGATAAACGTCGTAATCAACGCCACCGTCAGTGATTTGACTGAATGTCGGCGAGCCGGTCGTCGCTGAAACGGAAACCATTGTTCCGCCCTATCCGATAGTGATTAGAATATTGGTGGCTCCGTCGAAGTTCAGCTTGTGGGTGTTGCCGTCAAGAATAGTGATATCTTGCCCCAGATCCCACCACCCAATGAGATTATCTGAAGCCGCCGTGTCATTGTAGAGCACGGCATAGCGGAAGGTTTCGACATTGCCTCCCGATGCGGTAAGCACAAGATCGTCAGCATTAACCTCCGCCCTTGCGCCCACCGTTGCGAAGCTGTTAACAGCAATCGCCCGCGTGGACAGGTTCGTGTAGGCGATCTCTGTCAGGTTCGCCAGAACGGTGTTTGTCGCCACTGGCGCGTTGGCAGATGCACACAGAGCAACCGTCAGTGCAGCGGTATTGAGGTCGTGGACCCCATCGTGAACGTCCATCGCGAAGCTGTTGACTGGTGTCATTTCGGCCATTTGTGTTTTCCTTCGTTCATAGGGGCGTTGCCGCCGGGGCTGCTGTTAAGAGAGATTTGCCTGTCGTCAGGTGCTGAGTAACCGCACGGTCATCAGTTCAGCAGCGCTTTGATGACAGCATCGACAATGACGACACCGCCGGTTGCTGGTTCTGGATGCGCGCCGTCTACGTTGAACAGCGGTCTTACGCCGTCAGACGCATAGTCCGCTGGCTCATCGCCAAAGTAGTTTTGCAAGTCCAGAAACGCGACGTTCTTTGTATCGCAAACATCGTAAACCGCCGCCGAATATGAGGCCATTGTGTTCGCAGACCCGTTCTGGTTTTCGCAGGGCATGACAACAAAGACGTCGGATGATGGCCTTGACGCCTTCACACGATCAATCAATGTCCCGATATCCGCAGCAAACTGAGAAGCTGAGCGTGACCCCTGATCGTTGGTGCCGTGCATGATGATCACGGCGTCAGGTTCAAGCAGTGCGAGACTGTTTTGAAATGCCGTTGCGTCGATATCCGCCCACTGTTGCGCCCTGGTGCCGGTAGCGCCCAACTTGTGAACCACGACACCATCCGCCGCCGACTGAATGTCCAGCCCGGCCAGCGAGCAATCGCCTGAGACAACCTCAACCTCAAGCGTCCAAGTGCCGGAACCCGGAACGCTGCCAAGCGCCTGACGCTGCAATAGATCAACAGTCCCCTGCACGTCCAAAGACGTCCAACTGCCCGCGTTCCAGCGGTAGCGAACAACACCATCCGCTGTGCCGATGTGAAAAAGGTAAACAGCGGAGAGCGTAGGCGAGGCCGGGCCGGTGATCGTAACCTTGTCCGCAGCCGTGCTTGACGTGATGTGGCAAATGTCAGGCGATGTGGACGTGCCGTAGGTGAACGCCCACCCTGAACCTGAGCGGGCGTAGGTATAATCGCTGGGGCGCACGTTTCCATTGTTCAGCGCCCCGGAAAGGCCAGAACCAAAGCCAAGCCAACCACCCCCGCCGTCACCAAACGCGGCAATCAGGTTTTCCGCTGCTGGCCCCGACCATCGCGTTGCCGCATGGGTCCAGCTATCACCAATCATGGCGATCCGCAGGCGTGCGCTCTCACCAAGCAACCTCTGACGTGTTTTCAGCCGGGTCTCACGCAATGCGGAAAGCCGCGCCGTCTCAAACCGCTGCGCCGCAGCAGCCGCCGCAATCGCAACATCGCGCTCGTCATCAGCGGCGCTGTCATCCTTCAGGGGATGAAGGATTTCACCTTTGAAAATGCCCCATCCGCAGATATAGAGGCCGGATGAAAAAATGGTGCTGTTCGTGTTGACGCGCGCTTCAATATAACTGCAATCGTCAATCACGTCTTGGGTCATGACGATTGAATGAGACACTTCCTGGTAGACGCCATCAGCAAGCGTGTATGTCGCCAACGTGGCCGTACCAATTACAGCCCCACCGATATCGCGGGGATAGAAGCCAAGGCTGAACGATCCACCAACCGGCGCGAGAATGCCCAGAACAACTGTGATCCGCTCACCCAGCTTCGGCGACAACCGGGCGAAATCAAAGTTCCTCTTGCTGAACGTCTGACCCGAAGCGAAATACTGAGCGCGTCCCCGCGCAAACGGGCTGGACGCCTGGTCCGCTATTGTCCACGTCTGATCGCCAAGACTGAAACCACCGACCGCAGTGAGGCCCGCGTCATACTGGCGGAAGAATGGATCAGGCGCGAGGTTCTGTCCGGGCGTGTATTTGCGCAGAATATCGCCAGAAGCCGCGCCTCCTTTCAAAACCGGCAAGCCCTCGCCGATGCCAACCGCAACCGCCAGCAGCTCACGATCTGCGGAAGTTGCCGCGACATTTATGAACAACTCCGTCGCAGTAGCGCCAAGTGTAAGAACGTCAGTGGTGAACTCGTTGACGCCAACGGATATGGATGTTTCCGCATCGCTCGTCAGTGTTGCTCCGCCAGATGTTCGAAGGCTTGCCGAAATTGATGCGCCATCAGTTCCGCTGAAATATGCAAGGATTCTGACCCTGATCTGGTCGCCTTCCTTCAGGCCAATCGACGCTAGGTTAATAAACCTGCGCAAGTTGCCCGCGCCAGTCCGAACAAGTGATTTCTTGCCAGAATAGGGCGAGTTTGCAGAACTGGTGACGATTTCCGAAAACGCCGGATCGTTTGCAGAACCGAATACCGGGTCTTTCAGACTTTGAGTAACCAGATCATTGAACGGGTCAGGGAAGATGTTTGGCGACGGTGCAGCCTCAATGGCGGCGATGACCTCTTCAAACAGAAGTTTCTGTTCTTCCTTGATCTGGTTCGTCTCGGCATAAACCTGCGCAGGCGTTTGGGTTAGGCTCAGAGCCATGGTGTAACCTCTGTATTTCTGGATTGAATTTAGGGACCTGGTTCAGCTTCGGCTTCATAGGCCAACACTTCGTCCGAGGTGTTTGCGCCATAGGATTCCGACACCAGGTAATAGTTCGTGCTGTATGCGAACGGCTCGGTGATCGTGATCGGCGACGCACGCGACGTCGTCGTCTGCTCCAGCGTCGCGCCGGCGAAACTGGTTCCGACATACAGATGCGTTCGCCAGTAGTTCGCGCCAAGATCTGCGGTGAAGGTGATGGTCACATCCGCCAGATCGTCGGACGCGCTGGCGACGGTCGGCTCACCGGGCGCTGCGGCGGTGACTGTGCTGTCGACGCCAGTCTGCGTCGTATAGGTAACCTGGGCCCCGTCGAGGCGACTGAGTGCGTAACCCATCCTGACCGAATAGGACGCATTGTTGTCCAGCAGGGGCGTCTTCATCACGCCGGACGCCTGATCAACATCCAGCGGCGTCCATTCACTTTCATCATCCCGCTTGAAGCCGCCGGAAAGATAAAAGATCGAAGATGTCGGCGCCGTCGCCTTGATCCATGGCTGGCCTGAACGCTCCTTGACGACCACAGCGCTGATCGTCGGCGCCGGAATGGTGGCCCCGTTTGACAGAATTGCCGAAGGCTCCAGCGGCGGATCGCCTTCTTCCGTATCTTCATCCCATTCAAGACTTGTCGGGTCTGCATGAACGAGACTGACAAAACACACACCATCTTCGCCCGCAGGATCAAACCCGAACCGTTCGATCCAGAACGGCTGATTGTTAATCCCCAGTTCTGGCAAATTCAGGTATACGTTTTCCTCTTCCAGCAGCAGAAGGCCCCAGAATATCAAGCGAACATTGAAGCGGAACTGAGGGTTTCGCCGCGCCATCGCGATCTTGGTCAGGCGCCGCGCCTGGGCGAAATGTTGCACCCATGGCAGATCAAGTTCCTTCGGTTCAGTTTCACCGATCAGCGTCAGCGCGGCGGCGTCCACCCACGGGTCGGCGCTGACTTCCTGATATCCAAGCGCCGATGACGTAAACTTCGGAACCAGCGTTGTGACGCGCTCGAATTCACCCGATCCGGCGCCGCCCTCGATCGCGACGACATGTTCCGCCTCGATCGTGTAGTTTGGCGTGCGCCACTTGCCGACACGCAGCCCGATCTTGCCGTTCGCCTTCCTGTACAACTGACCTGCGCAGGCGGCCAGCATCCGCTGACAGACATCCTTTGTCGGCTCATTCAGATAATAGGTTCCGCCGCCATGATAGCGGGGCTGCGTGCCGCCAGCGGCCAGGTCGATCTCATCATCGCAATCGCTCGCCGCTGCTATGAAGGACGGAAGGTCAAAGTCATCCAGCGAAAGCCGGCCAAATTCGTCATTCGTCCACAGGTCCAGAATCTGAAGCGCAATGTTTGTGCTGAAGCCGGTCGTGTCTGCGTCCGGATCATAGACCTCAGACCCCCTGATGACCGCGCTGATCTTTGGCTCACCGCCCGGATAGACATCCGAAATGTCAGCGCCCTTGACCGCCTTGAACCGACCCAGGACAGACGCGACGCCGTCCAGCCTGTGGTCGGTCGTCCAGTTCGACGGAAAGGCCGACCGCAACACGGCATAGTCCCCGCCATCAACAACCTGTGTGTAGATCTCCGCCACCCCGGCATAGGGCGCCGTCGTTACACTGCTGCCTGAAACTTCGACCTGCTTGTCATTGAAATAGTATTCCTCAAAGCCATCAATCTCGCCGGTCGATAATGCCAGAAGCTTGTACAGATATCGCTCGTCACTTTCGGTCGTCCAGTCCCAGAAATGGATAACGCCGCTGACCTTGACCCGCCCATAGTGACGCGATCGCGGCGCGTCGGACTGGCGGACTTCGTCCTGAACCTCTTGCGCCTTTGGCCCCTTCGGCGGGAACAGCTTCGCCAGCGCGAAGTTCAGCGCAATGCCGATGACGATCTTCGCCACAAATCCGCCAACCGCCGCCGCCGTCAGGTTCAACGCCAGAAACACGCCTACTGCGGGCACTTTACACCCCATACGGCTATAGGCTTTCTTCGGATCATCAATATCCCCCCCGGCGTCTTTACCGCCCAGAATTCGCCCGTGAAGATGGCGGCGACATCGCAACCGTTGACAGCAATCACGCCGACATCTCCGCGCTCCGCCGTCGCCTTTCGCGGAACTCGTTTGTCGAAAATCGGAACAATGCCATCGCGGATGAAAGCTTGCGCCTCTGCTTCGGTGGAATAGCGTTTGCGCAGATCCGCCGCCGGATCATGGCCAAAGCGCACCTTCCACCAATCCGCCACCCACAGGCAGCAGTCGCGCTCACCCCACACGAACGGCTCTACCTGCGCCAGGGCGATAAAGTCATTCAGGCGATCAGCCATCCCCTGATCACCTTATCCTTGAAGCTAGGAACATATTCGCAGCCCTTGTCGCCGGCGGACCGCTTCTGCTGATCCGGGTCGTTATAGTTTCCAAGTGGCGTAAAGTTGCGGGACGAAAACAACGATTCTGCGCGCAACATCACGCTCCGCACTGCGGCGGTGAACTTGATGCTGATGTCTTCCATCAGACCCTTGTGAATCTGCACTGGCGGGCCAACCTCTACGCCATCCGAAAACAGTTGCAGATATTGCGACAGCGGTTTGCGATACCATTCCGGTCGGTCGTGCAAAGCATCGCTGACAAGATCAGGCGTGAGGCTTCCGACAGTGTAGTTCGCCGCAACCGCAGCCATCGGATCGCCGTCTTCTATCGCGCTGGCGCTGATCCAGGCATGACCCGGCTGCCAGACCTTTGCATCCGTCGTGGTCACAGCGACCTCGGATTCCGCCACACGATAGGTCGCGGTGGCGAACTCTACCTCGAACAGCCGTTTCGCTTCGACCACGTCCGGATTTGCATCCAGAAGGTCTACCTGCGCTGTAGTGAAGCTCATCTGTCGAACGCCTCAATGAAGTCCAGCGCCACAGGCTCTGCCCTGACGCCAAGCGCCAGCGCGCGGGCGCCCTGATCAGCTGTTGCAAAACGCGCCTTGATGAATGGCGGATCAGTCGCCAGCGTCGCATCCGCCGGAATGGCGGTTCGCACTGCAGGGCGAAAATTCACGGTTGATCCCGATACCGTCGTCACCCGGTAGAGGAAATCATCATAACTGAAATCCTGACCCGGACTAAGCGCCGGGCGGGCTGGATCAGTCAGGCCCATCGTCAGTGACGTTGCGCCCGCCGCCGCGCCGGATGGCGTCGTCACGGGTTGGACGCCAACACCTACATATCCCGTATCATCGCTATAGAACTCACCATCAGAATAGGGTTCCTGCTTTGGCGAAAACAGCGCGTCATAACCAAGATGGGTTATCAGCGGCATGCGAACGATGTTCAGCTGACCCTGCATTTCCGCAACCAGACCCAGAAACTCACGCGCAATCGCATCCGTTCTGGCGGCTGGCAGTTGCAGCCTGATGCGCCAGGTTGTGATCGCCGGCGTGATGAACTGCTGTATGCCGGTCAGGCTGACGCCGGCAGATCGGCTGGGCGTCAGCGGGAAGACCTCGATCGACGTCGCCGCCAGGACTTCAGAGGACCACTCAACAACCGCCATCAGTCGTAACGCTGCTGATTGTCGGCGCTCGCCGCGCGAACGCGGGCAGGGAAACTGGCGTCGCGCTTTCGGTTGATCGCCGCGCCGACACGTTCAACCATCTCATCCACCACTTCCGATGTCGCATTGCCATTCACCGTTATGTTTACAGTGGTTGAAGACATGCCAGCCGCGTCGACGCCAAGGCGTCCCTGCGGCCCCTTGCGCAGAGGCAGGATCGCCTCTGGCCCGGCCTCACCCATGACGCCCAGAGATCCACCCCCAAAGCCGAACATCGTGGCCCGGTCCACGACGCCGCCCTTGGCGAACGGAATTACGCCGCGCGAATCGAACGCATTCCCCTTGGCGTTGAAAAGCGCGCCGATCAGACCGCCTGCGCCAGTGCCCAGAGATTCGCCAATCGCACCGCCCAGCGGACCACTGCCAAAGAAAACCGCGGACGTCGCGACCTGCAGCAGGTCGCCAGCCAGATTGCGCAGCATGTCTGAAAAACTTCCGCCCGTTACATTCGTGCGGGCCCACTCTTCGCCCATGCGCTGAAACGCAGTTCGGCTTTCTTCAGCTGCGCTTTTCTGATCTTCAAGGGACTTCAGATGCTCTTCATTCGCCTTTTGTGCGGCGAGGCGCTGCATTTCCAGAACGCGCAGCGAAATCACCAGACCGTCGACCTCCGCCATCTCTTCGGCAAGCAGCTCGCTTCCCGCTGCGCCCGCCTTCGCCTGCAATTCCCGCAGGCGCAAATCTGCGTCTCTTGCAACGCGCAGGGCCGCCTGCTGATCCTCTGATCGGCCAATCAATCCGATTTCGAATTCGAGTTCTTCGCGTTGCTCGCGTATCGCCAACGCCAGATCACGATAGGCGTCCGCCGCCCGCTCCGTTTCAGTGGCGCGGCCAGGCTTTCTGGAACCACCCCCACCGCCGCGGTCGTCGTCATCTTGGGTAAAGCCGGAATTCTGCGCTTCCAACTCGGCGCCACTTGCATCCAGAAAACCTAGTCGAACACCAATATCGATCTGTTCTTCGTTTTTCTTTTTGATGTTGTCCCTGATACGTTTCAGGTCATCAAGGGATCGCTGATCGTGTGCACGACCCGGTGATCCTTTCAGGCCATCGCCTTGACGCGCCCTGATATCGTCTTTGATCGCTTTCAGCGCTGTGCGACCTCGGCCCAGTTCACGGGTGACATTTTCCCGCTCGGATTCAAAGATAAGACCCAGACTTTGAAGAACAGTTTTGGCGCTTTCGACGACGTTTAAGGCGAACCGCTTGAAGCGCGTATCCATGGCGGTGATCATCTTTTCCCACTGATCACGTGTCTGGACCGCATCCTGAATCATGTCTTCTGATAGGACTGCGCCAACCTGTCTGGCCTGATCCTCCAGGTCCTTCATTGACTCGACGCCCTGCGACAGCATGCGCGCAAGCTTGGGGCCTGCATCATCACCGAACAGCTTGGCGATCTGCGCCGCGCGCTGGCCTGAATCCTTGATGCCCACCAGCCGTTCAAGGACGGCGTCCAGCGTCTGTTCGGTGGTCGCAAGCTTTCCGCTGCTCACATCATTGGCAAGACCCAGATCCTTCAGCGCCGCAGCTGCTGGACCGGCGCCAGTGTTCTTGAATTCGCCAAGGCGGCGATTGAACCGCTCAAAACCCGCTGTCGCAAAATCGGCGCCCGCGCCGCTTTGATCAGCAGCAAACCGCAGCGACTGCAGACGCTCGACCGGCAGGTCCGTTGACAGGGCCATCTTGTCCAGACTGTCCGCCATATCCAACGCCGATCTGACCAGACGCCCCGCGCCCGCGACAGCCACGCCGATGGCCGCTGGCCCTGCGAATCTGGCCAGTGACGCTGACACCTTTGCCATCGCTGCTTCTGGCTTGCGCGCGCTGCGATCCATCTTTGACATGGCGCGGTCGAATTTCTTCTGCGCGCGGTCGACGGACTTGTTCAGCTGATCGGTTTTCGCCTCAAGAACGACGCGCAACCGGGCGACTTCATCGGTCATTTTTTCTCCGAAATTCTTTTACGCAGCGCCGTCATTTCGGCGCGCGTCATCGGGCTGACTTCGCCCGAGGAGTTGTTGGCGCGGCGGAACCCGGCGCTGCACCGCAGGAAGTCGCGCAACGACATCGACCTGACATCCTGCGGCCTGAAGCGCATGATCACGCCCGCCTCGATGAACGGACGAATCTGAAACGTCGTTATTCCGCCGCGCCCGCTGGCTTTCCCGAGGCGTCTTCCTCATCTATCCGCAGGCATTCTGAATAGATCCGCTGCGCCATGGCGCTAAGCGCGATGTAGCCATCCGCCTTGACGATGCTATCCGCAGTGACCTCATCGTCATTGATGGCGGTGTTCACGATCGCCGCCACCATTGACGGATGGGCCATGTTCTCGGAAAGCTGGGCGGCGACGATGGCGGGCGCCGGTTCGAAATTCGCCGCCGCCTCCATGACGCCCAGCGTGCAGGAAGCCGTCAGCGTCCGGGCGCCATCAGACCACTTCATCCTGATATTCGACATCAGGCTGCCGTCCAGGTCATGGCGCCCGCGCTGGAATAGGACTGGCTGTAAGTCGCATCGCCATCATGATCGCCAGAATACTCGATACTGTCGATATGAAAGATCCCTGCGATCGTGCCAAAATCGGGAACGACGAACTGCAGATATGCGTTCGTGCCCGCGAAAAAGTGGCCGCGAATATCTTCATCCGTCTCACCGTCAGTGAAAACGCCAGACCCGGAAATAGACGCCGACTTGACGCCCTTGCCCGCCAGCAGTTCGCGCCAGCGACCGGTGCTGTCAGCTGACGTTACATCTACGGATTCAGCGTTCAGCGTGATCGACTTTGCACGCAACCCACCTGCCGCATTCATTGTTCCGCTCGACGTGCCGTCGTCAGAGATGTTGATAAGCATGTCCAAGCCTGCATGTGCGACCATGGCCTGTTCCTCCTGATTAGGCGCCGGATGGCGCGGTTAGTTTGTGATGATGCGAACAGTGACGACCGCATGGCCGTACCGGTTCTGATCCGCCGCGCTGAGAATGCGCGACCCGGTGACCCTGCAAAGCACAAGGTAATGGCCAGATATCGAAAGGGACGCTCGGTGCAGGCAATTCACCATCGCCGATTTCAGCGCCCGGGCGACGACAGTGTGGCCGTCCTCATCGGTCCAACCATGGATGGTCGCATTGATCTCTGCGCCATCCAGCGCCTGGGCGTCATAGGGATCGGCATGCTCATCGCCAAAGGTGATCAGCGGGAACTGGTCCCCCTGTTCACTGCGATCATACACCCGATCGCCGACAATCGCCACGACAGGCGCGTCAGCCAGAAGCGCCGCAACCAGCGCTTTCCTGACATCTGTTGCGCTGTCACCCGCCACGATTACGCCGCGCGATGTCTTTGCCCATGGCGTTCAGCGCCCGCTTCACGCCGCCCGTCACCCGCTTTCGGACAGAATAGTAGGCCGGCAGCATGAAGGGCTGCGCATCGTGACCGGGATGGCCCCGCGCGCCCTGACGCAATCCGCGCGTCACGCTGGCGTTTTTTGTCACACTGTGCGGCTGTGTTCCGAATTCCTGAAAGATGCCGTAGAACTCGCCCGCAAAGACGACCATCCTGACGGCTGTATGCCCGCCCGGCTTGCGTTCGACTGACAGTTTCCGCTCGATGCTGTCGCGCAAACGACCGCCATCCTCACCCTTGGACACCGGCGCCAGCAGCTGTGCCCGCGTCTCGACCAACTGCCCGCCCCTGTTCAGGGACTGCGTCAGCTTTACAGGCGATTGTGTCGTCAGATCCGCAAAGGCGCCATGCACATCTTTCAGACCTTCGATGTGCTTCATTTTGCCTTTGCGCGTCATTCCGGGTCGCCCTCGACAAGCGTCATCAGAATGACGCGATCACGCTGGTCCGGATTGATCGCCGACCGGATATTGTACGTTGCCCCGCCAACTATCACGCGGTCCTTCGGCGTTACGCCACGTGTGATCTGATTGCTCCGACAGCGCATCACCATCGGCTGTTTTTCCTGCAAACCACCCGCCTCGCCACGCTCGCCTCCCTTCTGCGGCAGCAGCGAGCAGGGAACGCTGGCCGCGCCGGCGATCACCGCCCAGGCGGAAAGGCGCTCACCGCTGGCGCCACGGGCGACGGCGTTGCGGCGCTCAAACCTTGCCCTCTTGCGCAACGTGCCGGCGCGCATCAGAAGCTCGCAAGCGGATGACGATGCGCCGCAATCAGCATCTTCACACCCATCGGCAGATCGGAAGAGATAGCCCCAATCACAACTGCTTCGCGGTTTTCATAGAAACTGCCGACCAGCAGACGGGCGCACTGCCGTATCCCTTCAGGAACATCGGCGCCGGTCGCGCCGTACCCGGCGACATAGTCGACCCAGAACGCCACACGGCTGCCGGTCGCGACGACCGGCCAGGACGCGCCGGCGGCCTTTTCAAGCGCAACGAACTGATCATCGCCGATCAGGGAATAGACCTCGGGCGACAGCGTCGCCACGTTTCCGGCGGCGTCCAGATACTTCACCGCTTCGATTTCAGACACGGGCGACAGCGGCAGGATCAGAAGGTCACTGGGCGCGGCGGACCATGACGCGCGCCAGCGCTGATTGACCAGCGGCCTGCCCAGCACGCCCTGACCCGCGTCCAGGTAATCGGTCGCCGCGGAAATATAGGATTCTATCGGCAGATCTTCCTCATCATCGACCACCCGCAAATGAAACTTCATTTCCGACCGCGACAGCAGGGGCGCGGCAGGGCCCGCCAGCCTGGTGGAAATCAGGCCGGGCGGGTTATCGCGCAGAAGCGCTGACCAATTCACTTCGCCGACCTCTTCGGTTTGGGCTTCAGCGGTTTCAGGTGGCCGCTTGAAAGACCGTTATCAGCCAGATCACGGCTGATCTGATCGTCGCGCAAGGGTCGATCGACAACCTCGAACACGTCGCCCTCAGCCGCCAAATCAACGTCATGGCCGTGGCGGGAAAACCGCCACGGCCTTTCTACACGGACCAAGGACAACTGTTAGGTCGCCGCGATATTGGCGACGACGTCATCAACCGGGGCGTAGTCAGGATTGCCCAGGCTCGCCATGCCGATGATCACAGCATCCGTTCCGCTCGTGCCGGTGACCAGCAGGCGGACATACCGTTTTGAACCGGAATAGCCGATCTTGCCAACAATGACGCCGTCATCGCCATCGTCGGTGACCTGCAGTGCGCCGGTATGATCATCCGTTCCGACGGCTGCGAAATCCGCGTCAGCCGTTGTATCGGAATGCTGCAGGATGATGCTGAAGCCGTCCGTCGTACCAGCGTCAGTGACGACGCCCGTCATCACGCAGAAGGCGAGAGAGGCGCGCCCCTGCATGTCGACGATGTTGCCCTTTGCAGGCGTAACGCCGGACAGCGTTGCGTTGATGCCAACCGCAGGATCGATCAGCGTTTTCAGGTCTTTCGTGGCCATGACTGGCGACCTCCAATTTTCAGGTGATGTGAAGATCCCCGCCGCTGGTCATCAGCAGCGGGGTGGTATGTTCAGGCAAGCCTGATGCGCCGCTGTCTTAGGACGTCGCGAACTTCATCAGCTTGATCGCGTCGAAATTGCTGACGCCGCCGCCGACACGCTTGGTCGTATAGAACTGAACATGCGGCTTGGCGGTGAACGGATCGCGCAAGACGCGAACACTTGGCCCGTCGACGATGGTGTAACCGGCGCCGAAGTCACCGAACGCCAGCGACAGACTGCCAGCGGCAAGCACAGGCATGTCCTCGGCCTCAAGCAGAGTATGCGACATAAGCGACTGCACGACGCCGTTGTCGCCGTCCATGAACCGCTGAAGCAGATAGCCGCCATCGCCATCCTTGAATTTGGCGATCGCCGATGCGGTGGTCGATTTCGCCATGAACACAGCCTGACCGCGAAACTCCGGGTGCAGCGCATGGATCAGATCGATCAGCTTGTCCGCCGGATTTGTCGCATTAAATGCGCCGCTGGTCCCTGATGCGACATACTGAAGGGCGGCGCCAGCGCGGTCACTGTCAACAGCAGTCGAGGTCGTGTGCGTCAGAAACCCTTTCGGCCTGATCACGCCATCGCCGGAAACGAATGCCGCAGCCTCGGCCCGTGCAAACTTTTCCGCGACCCGCTGCTCAAGCCAGCCCGCGATATCGAACAGCGAATCGTCAAGCAGCTTCTGCGACGCCTTTGGCTTTGCCGACAGTTCGTGAAGGTTGATCGTGATACGATCAATCGTGGGATTCCCCGTATCGGTCCGCGCGTCGGTCTCCCCTGCCCATTCATGGCCCGCCTCACCCCGCTCCACCAGGATGTCATACGAATTGCCTTCAATCGACATGACGGCAGCGACGCCGCGCACAGGGCTTGACCGGAACGTCCGCGCCTGAATGCCCGCCTGCATTTCATGCGGAATGGTAAAGCCGCCGTTTGGATTTTCACCAGCGGTCATCGCCTTGGTTTCAAACTCAGTCGAAGACTTGCCCTTGACCCAATCGTTAAACGATTTCATCTCGGCGCCATCGCCCTTTTCGCCGAGGCCGCCGGGGCGATTGACCTTGGCTTCGATTTCATCCAGGCGGCGCTTGGCCTCATGTGCAGCTGCCATCAGTTCGGTGGCCTTGGTCTCAGCCGCCATCCCCTTGGCGACATCCGCCTCGATCTTTGTCATCTTGTCTTCGGTGACGTAGTCAGCCGATTTCTTCTGCGAATCTTCGAATTCATCGCGCAGCGCTTTCAGGCCGGTTTCGGTCTTTGAAAACAGTTCTTTGACTTCTGCAATATCCGACATTTCGGACCTCTTGTTTTCTGGTTTCAGGATGTGGCGCGCATGTGCGCAACCAGTTCACTCAGCCCGCCGTCATCTGCCTCACGCAGACTGTTCAGCCGGTCGACCACGGCAGCGCCAGCCGCCTTGGCCTGTGTCGAGGACAGGCCAGCATCGCGCAGGCTGCCTTCGACATATCTCTTCAGTAGCGCGGGATTCCCTGACCGGAAGTCCTCCATCGCTTTGGCGCCATCGATGACCGCCAGTGGGTTCATCGGAAATGTGACGACGCTACATTCCCAAATCTGGGCCTTTACGATGACGCGCGCACCATTTTTGAATTCTGTTTGAACGGTCTTGTAGCCTATCGAAAGCCCATCAATCGCCTTCGCCATCACGTTGGCGAAAACGTCTGCCGCCCGGTCAACAGCCAACGTGATCAAACCATCAAAATGAATGCCATGGCTGTCATCCTTGATGCTGTCCCACCGCCCAATCACTTGGTTCGGATCATGCTGATAGAGCATCCGCACCTTGCGCCCAGACTGCAGATCTTCAGAGAATGCGCCCGGCGCAATGATATCGCCGCCCAGATCACGGTTGCCATAGACGGCGCCGTAACCACTGATCCGGCCTTCGCCTTCCGCCTTCAGTGATAGCGGGACATGCTTATACAGCATCGC